CTGCAATCGATGTATCAGAATGGAAGCGTATCAACCGCCCTTCGTTGCCTGATACTACTGGCAGGTTTAAGGTAGCTGTTCCTGTTCCGCCTGTCCAAGTGTTGAAGATGCGATCGTCAAAATCGTTTACTGTATTAGTCAAGGTGTCTCTGTGAGCTATCGCACGCACGTCGCTCTGCAAAAAACGCTGAAAAATATTGGGCGCTATGTCGCCAACATCAGGCGTGAACGTGTTGCGCAAGTCGTAAACAGGCTCACTGTCGTCGATGGGCGGGCGGTCATTAATTACCGCAGGCGTTGGCGTGCTTACGTTCGTGTCATCGCTGCTGATGTGAAAGGCTTCGTACTCTGTCTGCACGGCACGCGCCATAAACGTAGTTTCAAACGGTAAAAAGTTGCGCGTTGAAAACAGCAGCGCGTGGTACGGGCTGACAAACGCCTTGTAAAAGCTGCCGCGCTTTACTCGCGTGCTTGCGTTCTGTCCTGAAATAACCTCCTTAACAGCGAGCTGATGAATGGGCAGAGTTGCCGAGCTGTTTGCAAAGCTGGCAAATGAATTGATTGACGCGGCTGGCGTGCTGTTGTTCTCATAGATGTTGCGCACGTCAATCAAATCGCTTGAGCCAATAACTACCTCCTCCTGTGTTTTGGTGACTTGATTGTTTGCCGTTGTGAGTGCCTCATACACTACGCGGTCCCCATTAGTAGCGCCTCCAGTTAATACGTGAAAAGCAAAGTTTTCAAGTTTGCCAAATGCGTCCGTTCCCGTCACGTCGTAGCCTTCCACGTTCACCGTAATCGTAACACCTGTTTGCGCACTTGTGATAGGTTCTAAGTCAAGATTGAGAACAGGCTCAAACATTGGTAGATTTATGAACCCTTGCGGCGTAAACAAATAGTTGTGAACCAGCCCTGTGTTTCTGTCGATGTATACTGGGGTAGGTGTAACAGCAACATAAAAATACCCAGCACTTGAGGACCATGCAGGCGCTGTGAAATTCATCACGTCAATGTTGTATGCGCTGTTACTATAGCCCACGCTGTACAAAGTAGGTCCGAACGTCACCGCGTTGTTGTAGTACAAGCTCCCAACCTTGATCTGCATCTTGAGCAACATGCGTGCTGGCACGTCGTCGCCCGTGCTTGTGCCGTCACCATCGTATGCGTGCGAATACCTCAGTCGAATGCGGAACACTGTGTTATTATCATACAGCAGGTTTTCGTCAGTAATTGAAGTACCTAGTGCCGTCTGCTGTGCTGTCGCGTTTAAGAACTGCGTCACAGGACCCACCACAGGCAGGTTGGCATCGGTGCGCCAAGTACGCTGCACCTTGTTAAGCGGCGGCAAGAACGTCGTGACGCCTCCACGCATGCGCTCCATATCGGTGTCAACTGTCAGCTGTGTATCCGTTGCTGTAGCCGATCCACTAATGGTGCCCGCTTTAGTCACAGTAAATAAACTTACAGTAGTGTTGTTAATAACCGCACCAACAGGCACGAAGTAGAAACAGCCCTCATGCAGAAACACGCGAGCGTTAAACGTGATTGCAAAGTTTTTGAGCACGGTAAAGCAGTCCATGCCTTGCGCGTTGCCTGCGTCGTCAAGGTTGTAAAACGCTGCGTGTCCAACCTGTAGTTCAATCAAGGCGTTTGCGCTTACAAAATTGGTCGGCTTAAAATCGTTGGCATATTTCAGAAACACGTCGCCGCTGGCAAAGACGTGCAGCGCCCGCGTCTTGTTCAGTAGCTTGGTCAGGTGTTCGACAATAGTATTTTGACCTGTGAAAAAAGTGCCGTTGTTATCGTATGTAATGTTTTTAAGGTTGCCCAAGTCGTCCACCGCCGTCATGGTGTTCTGTATGGGGTAAGCCTCGTCTTGCAGCTCGACCTGCTCGTGCAGCAGCACGCCAGTCCAAAACAAAGTGTTGGCGCCGTCAGGGTCTTTGAATATGCTGACCGTAAAGTCAGCGTCCTCGCTCGTGGCTAACGCCGTGAGGAACGTGGTGTGCGCTGCTACGTTCTCGATCAATGTAAACGTCACCTCGCTGCCTATGATTGGCTGCATACGGTCCTCGTTGTTGCCGCTGTAGCGTAACGTAAAACCGTCAGCACCAAGATTAAACTCGGTAGAGCTGCCAACGAACCCAGCTTGGTGTATGTTGAGCTTGTACGCTGTGCCGAGATCGTCTTGAAACTCGGCGTGTAATCGGATTGGGTCAGCCATTAGAAACCTCTTACTCTGTTGCGGTCAATTGCGTTGCGCTCACTAGTCAGCAAGATGTCGCGTCCTGAAATCTTACCAGTGACTTGCACCTGCGTGCCGCCCATCATTTTTTGCAGACGGTCGAGTGGTGCGACTACCTCAGGGTTAATGTTGCTGGTGCCTGAGCCTTCGCCAATCATCGCTAAACTTGCGCCAGTAAAAAGTCCACCTGATGCCATCATTGGAAGGCCAAAGCCTGTGGACAGAAATCCTTTAAGACCGCCAACGCGTTGTGCAAATTTCCCGCCTGCACCACCTGTGAAAGCAGATATTAAAGCAAAGACAGCCACAAGCGCCAACGCTTTTGCCATCATTTGTTTGAACATACCCATGACCGCCTCGGTAAAGTTGAACGTGCCGTTGATCATCGAGGTAAAAATTCCCTCAAAGCTACCAGCCAACTGAAAACCAAAGTTAACCGCGGCGTCCATACTTGCGTTCAAGCTGTCCTGCGCTTGCTGTGCAAGACCGCCAAGCGCTTCGCCCATCTTCTGCAATGATGGCTTGACGTTTTGCTCTACAACCTCTACAGTCAATGGCTCCATGGCTGTCATGTACGAAGCCTGCACCTTTTGCATGGCTTGTTCAGTAGCTGTAGCCGCTGCCGCTGCCGCCGCTGCTTCGTCTCTAAACTTCTGCTCCACACCTGCCAGCATTTCCTGCATCTCGTGCAGTTGTTCGTTGGCTGCTTCAAAAGCTGCGTTTGCTTCTTTCTGCTCCTTTATCGCCTTGCCTCCAAACTTCTCAGCAATCTTATCCTTTGCTTCCTTCTCAGCCTTGAGCAGGTCGACCAGCTTCTGCTGGTTATCAATGGCCGATTCGATGTTGCGCTTTTGCTCCTCCAGCGAAAGGTCCTTGTTTGCTTGCGCTAACTTGTCAATGGCGGTGACTGCGTCCTCGGTCTTGCTGTTCATCAGAATCAGCCCACCAACTACCAATCCAATTCCAGTGGCCACAATTGCAAATGGGTTGGCCATCATTGCCACGTTTAGCGCAAGGAATGCAGTCCGTGCTAACTGCAAGCCGCTGATGAACTGCGGCACGATCACAAGCAGCGGTCCAATTGCGGCAGCTACCGCAGCAATTTGCAGCGCCAGCTTCTTGCTTTCAGGCGTCATTGCTTGAATGCGCTGAAGGAATACGGTAAACCCATCAATCAAATCCTTGACTACAGGCAGCAAGTCCTCTGCAAGCTCGGCACCTGCCAGCTTCAGATTGTCCAGCGCCGTGCTGAACTTACCCGCTGCCGTTTCACTTAGGCGTTCCATAGCGCCAGCAGCAAAGCCGCCTTCCTCGGAAAAGCTCTTGAGCACCGTGTTAAACTCCTCGACGCTTACACGGCCTGCGCCCAGCTTGTCGGCTGGTAAGCCCGTAGCGTTAGCCAACGCTGTAAAGATTGGAATGCCTCGTTCTGCAAGTTGGTTGAGGTTCTCCAGCTCGACCTTACCCTTTGCATTGACCTTGGCAAAGATGGCGGCTATCTCGTCAATGCTTGATCCTGATGTTGCTGCGATGTCGCCAAGGAACTGCAATTGCGTGTTGACCTCGTCGATGCCTGTACCTGATGCAATAAGCTGTCGCGCTGATTTGGCTACTGCTTCAATTTGGAACGGTGTCTTTGCAGTGAACTCGTTCAGGTTCTTCATCATATTAGCAGCCTGCTCTGCGCCGCCTGTTAATGAGATAAACGATGTTTCCAGTGCTTCCAGGTCCGCAGCGCTCTTGATTGCAGCAACGCCAAGGCCAGCCAATGGCAGGGTCAACGATCGGGTCAAGTCCTTACCAATGCGCTTCGTATTTCTGCCAAAGCGGTTGAGCTTAGACATGGACTTGCCAAGCGCCTTGTCAAAGTCGCGCGTCGTTGCGCCTATCGTTACTATGAGATCGTTCAGCTTTGCCATTTGTCGCGCTCTTCAATTACTTTTCTTAGCTCTTCCTTGGTCAGTTTCTTTGCGTTCTTTTCAGGTCGCTCCCAAGGGAATTGCATCATATCCTTTGGTCGCAATTTACGGCCTTTCCGTAGATGGGGCTGCATGTAGATTGTAGCCAGCCACCGCGTGCGCTCCCACTCAAAGCGCTCCTGCATCTCTGCCGTCTCGCGGTTCGCCTCCAGCGCCAAGCTCAACTCCCCCAAGGTCATCTCCCAAAACGCAGAAGGGGACAGGTGCAGCACACCCATCCCCATCCGAATCACGTCTTGCCATCCTACTGGCTTCTCGTTACCGTCTACGCTTTTTTTTGGTCGCTGTATTCACCAAGCACGTCAAAGCATTGGGTGACGTGTGCAAGCGTAATGTGCTCCTCAAACTCATGCAGCTCCATGTCAAAGTCGACACCTTCAAAGTTGCAGCCGCACTCCACGCCCACAAAGCATAAGAAAGAGCAAGCGTCAGCTGAGAGTTTTGAAGGATCTGACAAGCTGAACACGTTGACCTTTGCCTTGCGTTCAAACTTCTTTAGCGCCTTCATTGAGTAGCGCACCGGGTACTCGTTGCCGTTGATTTCTATCATGAAGCAACAGTATCCGTCACAGGTCCAGTCAACTCAAAGGTCGCTGAGTACGTTGCTGTATCTTCTGTTCCGCCTGATTGCTCAAGGGTGGTAATGATACCGCCGCATGTAAACGAAAGTTCGCCAGTAGACTCGTTAGCCTTGCTGAACTTAAGCGTCAAGATTGTGCGCGCTTCCCAAGCCGTCCACAAGTCTGCAAAGTCTTTGTTGCTTGCATCGACGTAATCAATCAAACCGCTAACACTTATTGATCCTGACTTTAAACCGCCGAGCAGCTCACGGTATCCCGCGCTGTCTTTGGTTGTGATGTCGATTGTCTCAGTGTTGAGAGAAAGCGAGCAGTCGGTAGCTGCTGCGATCAGCGTGCTGTCGATATACACGCCTAGTTCTGTTCCGTTAAAAATGGCCATTTTATTATGATTCTATAGATTCTTTTTCGGTCTTCTTCTTAGGCGCGTCAAGGTATCCTTTCTCCTTAAGTTCCGCTGCAAAGTCAGTAGTCACTGAGGGCGTATCGCCTTTTTTCCAGTTGTTACCGCGCAGCTTGCACGCCTTCATGATTGTAACCTTCATGGCTGCAATTTACGGCAAAATGATTGACTGTATCAAATGCCTTTCTTGGCCAGCAAAATTTTCAATTCATTCACAGCATCCAGCAGCGTGTCCAGCTTCTTGGCCATGTCGTTCTCGCGCTTCTCAAGGTTGATGATTCGCGACTTCAGCAGCGTCACCTCTTGGTTTATTTTCGTCCATGCTGCGATGCCTCCACCGAGCAACGCGATGAACTCGAATATCATCTTCTTCTACGACCGGAAACCACATGTGGTTTATGAGCCGTGCAATCTCATTTATTTTCAACACGCAATCCGTTAGGGTTGCGTCATTTGTCAATTCTTCAATTGGGTCGTTGTCAATATCGTGTGCCATTAGTCAACCAAAAATAAAGTGAGGGTAAAGTAAATATATGTCGTTGCAGATATGCTACCAGTCCTGTGATCAATAACAAAATAAATCGCATCATCGGTAATTGCGGAAGTGGTGGTGAACTCTTTGTTATATACATAAACGCTGGAAGTACTGGCAGGCGTTGTGTCGGTGCTACGTCCGCGCAAAGTCATGTCATAAGATGAGGTGCCACTAGGGTTGTTGGCAGACCACATACTAAAGCCCCAAGTTTGCGAGGTTTCAGGGTCGTCAATACGGTACGAAATCTTAGCCCGGACTTTCTTGCTATCGCTGGGAAGGTGGATGGCTGTGTAAATATGTTTAAAAGGACTTTGACTAAAAGTTGTCGAGTCAATAACCGCAGAGGCATCGTAATCCCCAAGCTCTTCACTGTGTTGAAAATAGTTGGCTACGCCATACACGCCACCAAGTACAACGCTCTCATTGTCATCTGATGAACTAAAGGTCGCGCGGCCTGTCACGGTCATCAACGGCGTTTCGGTCATACCTCCACCGCTGCCGCCTGTCTGAGCTGTCCAAGATAAATTACCGCTGCCGTCAGTCTTTAGCACTTGGTTAGCATCGCCGTCGTTGTCAGGTAAGGTTAAGGTGTATGAAGCTCCATTCGCGTGCGGTGGGCTTTTAATTGTTATCCCGTGTGAGTTTTGAGCGCAGTTAAGTTTAATAGCACCGGGGTTGTCGTCTGAACCTCCGCCCACATTGCCGCGCACTTCTAACAAGCCTGTGCCGTTAGCTGCAACTTTCACATTGCCATTGCTTGTTGTGGTGTTGATTTCGTTAGCTTGAGTGTCAAGGTTGCCAGTTAACTGTGCGCTTGATGCCATCAACGATCCTGCGGCTGCAACGTTTGTTGC